ATGTTTAAGTTTCTCAGAAAATCTCCAAATTTTCTAAAAAGTCAACGATTTTTCATTAAAAATCCATAATCTTCAACAGAATATGTTACGACCTCATCAACATAGTGTTCAATCACATTGCGTTGTTCAAGGGCTGTTTTGTGGCTATGACAAGGCTGGCAAAGGCTCTGGAATATGTTCTGAAGGAATGACTCGCCGCCGACTGTTGTCCACGGGAACAGATGGTCCACATGAGCAGCCGCGCATATATGCCCTCGCGTGAGACATGCTTGGCACAAGGGTTGGGTGCTGAGTTGTCGCCTCCTAATGCTTCTCCACGCTGGCGAGTTGTAGCGTTTGTCTGTGTGCCTTGCAGGCAACGCATCTTTTCCGCCATGGATGTGGCAATAACTATTCAGCTTCGATCTAAGCTCATGGCAGTTGAATGCCGCGCATAATGTGTTGCTTGGAAGTGTTGGCATCTTGTTTTACCGAGTTCACCGAGATAGCCGAGTTAACCAAGTTTTCCCTTTGTTACCTTTTACTTAAATATAATTAATTTAATTATGAAAATATCCAACAATTAGTAACTTGGTTTTCTTGGTTATCTCGGTGCGTTTTGCTGCAATCACATGGTTTTATTGGAAGAGATCAAAGTCGGGCGAGCCATCAGCGCGGCAACTTTCTTCCCATGGGAACGCACTGCATCGAGCGCGGCAGCCGAATCTCGCATCAATTCCTGCTTCACAAACGCCATGCGCGAACTGAACGATGCTCCTTCATGTCGGAAAACCCAACGCGGATCACCATTCGGCGGCTTCATCGCCAAATACCCAGACCGTTGCATCCGATGCCCTATCTTGCGCGGCGACTTGAGCATTCCCTCCAGCTCCTCTTTCCCGTCAAACTGCACACGCAGCAGCTCTGCCGTGAACAGCACCTGCGGCGACCCAAGCTGATCAAGGGCCAGCGTGATGGCGTCCTCGGGTTCACCCCACGTGTTTGCAACAGCCTCCCAGCCCATTGTCTTCTCAACCTGGGCTTTGGGATTAAACCCGGACAAATCGCGTGCCTGGAGCCATGCAGCTACGTTGGCACACCCTCCCTGCTGGAGCCAAGCGAACAGCCGCACGAAATACTCTGGTTTGCCCTCTGTCTCGTGCCACTTCTGCGGCAACGTGCTGTGCATAATAAACATGCGTCGGTCTTCAGCCGGGATGTACATAGCCATCCAATCATTGGTGGTGATGAACACCCGCAGCACATTAATCACGTACCGGAGCTTTTGGTACTTGTCATTCAGCGGCAGCGTGTCCGGAGGCGCCACAATCATCGGTTTCAGGATGTTGTACATGCTGGAGGCGTGGAACTCATCCTTGGTGGGGCGCACCTCATCAATCGTCAACATCAGCGTCTGCAACCAAGGCCGATACGCCGAAAACAGCTCGTCGGGGTCAATGCCCTTCACGTTCCACGCTCCCGCAGCAGCCTTCACAGGCATCAGCGCAGCATCCTTGCCGATGCCCTGCGTGCCGCTAAGCACAATGGCGGCATTGCACTTTTCCTGCGGCTGTTGCACCATCTGTGCGCAATAATCAAAAAAGAAATTGTGCTCCTTGGGGTCGGGCCACAGCTTGCGCACGTGTTCGAGCCAAGGCTCTGCCGCCTCGGGGTCGCCGCCCATGGCGGGTGGCCCTTTGTACTGGTTGTAGACGCGTCGCCCAGCGGCTGGGTAAAAACCATCCTTGTCGATGAACCAGTCCTTGATGATCTGGGTCTTGCCCGGCCACCACGTGCTGCTCTCCACAAATTGGTCATTCTCCACGCGCATGATGTCGCGGCTGGGTGGGATAAGTCGCTCGCGCCTTTGCCTGGGTCGACCTCGACCTCGTGGGGCTTCTTCGGGTGGGGCTTCCTCCACCTCCACGCGCCATAGCTCAATAGGCACGCTCGCGTCCACAGCCTTTTCGGTGTGCAGGGTGCCATCCTGCAAGTCCCAGAATGCTTCTTGCGCCTTGTCGTACACGTAATCCTCAGGCCGCGCCAGCCGACGTTGCCCAGAGGTCATGGCTTTCAGCGCGGCTTCCCGCATCGCGGTGCGTTCTTCAATTGTTGGCATCAGACGCCTCTGCTTTTGTATTTTAAATGGTCATCAGCGCCAGCTCTGCTCGCGTCGACAGGGGTAAGCACCAAGGGCGGCAAGTCCCAAATGCTCAGGCGAGATGCAGGCGACGCTCCCAGCGCAGTCGACACCGGCTTTGGTTTGGGTGGTGGTTTGGGTGGTGCGTTCACCAGCGCCTCGTGAGTGGTGAACCGATGTTCATTGCCGCACTCGTATCGGCGACGCACACCAGCCGCAGTTCTGCGCGTCGACATCACGGTCGAGTGCGCGCGGCATTCGGGGCAGAGTGTCATAAATAATACCCCCACCAAAACGCAACCACCAACAACGTCGCGATCATGCCCAGCCCTGTGAGCACCACATCGCCCCAGAACATCACCTCACGCATAAAATGACGCTCCGACTCCAGCTCCAGCTCCATTTTGACCTGATCTGAATACGGGAACGCCTCGCGCAGTGTGCGTGGGTAGCGATAGGTGAGTGGGCAGTTACGCCCTTGGTCGCACGCTTGCGTGCAGCAGTGCTGCTTGTCCTGCGCCATGCGACGCTTTGATTGAAATCCAGTCATTTTGAGCTCCTCGCTGCATGTTCCAGTTCTTCCAACGCTTCGTCGTTAATCCAATCGGTCAACTCGGCCCAGCCCTTGTCGATGCAGTGGCCATGGTGGCAGCGGAATGCTCCATAGTGTTCATTCTCGGGAGCTGGCTCGCGCAACGCCGCGCCATTGTCGGCTCGGCCTGTGTGGTCGCTCGCCCAAGGACACCGCATCTCGGTCCACCCGCTGCGGTCTGGCTCGTGACGCTTCAACATCCCCCGATCATCCAGGAATTTGTACGCGCCCAAGAATGCCCGGTTGCGCTCCAGCGCGTCCTCGGTCAGCAGCTTTTCCCGGCTCATGCGGCGTCCGTTGATCTGGAGGCTGAACGCTGCCAACAACTCATCGAGCGAGAATCGCCGAGCACTGAGCTCACGCATCTCCACGCGCCAGCCGCCATACGCTGGTTTGCAGTTGTAGTAGTTGGGGAGCCGCCCCACTCGCGTCACACCGCTCATCCCCGGATCAGCGCCCAACAACTTGCTGCTGATGAACGCTCGGATCACCCCATCAAACCGCGACGCATCGCGCTCGGGCTGGTCCAGGATGTACCACCATTGCTCATTGCCCGGCGATGTTTCAATGCGCACGCTCGGCGGCACATCGCGCACGAGGACTGGGTTGACCTTGGTGCCAACATCGTCCACCATCAACGCCCTGCCCGAGCCGAATGTTTCCGTCCTGCGGCGGAACGAACCATCCCCGGCACGCCCAAAAGTGGCCACCGTGACGTAGGCATTCCACTGCCGCCCCAGGTTCAGCTCCGTCCCGACGCGCCATGGGCGAGGTTTCCACGCGGCAGGGCCAGCCGCCGCCGGGTCACCCCCAAAACCGCACACAATCAGCCTCTCTTCAGGGGCAACGCCCTGCGCCAAGGCGTCTAAAAACTCGTATTCAGCACTCATCAATTTATCCTTTCTGGGTTGGTAAGTCGCTAATTCTCGGTGCTCTCGGCACGTCAAAAAAAATTATTTTCAACTTTTTTCATCTTTTTTCAAAAAAGTGCCAAAAACGCAAAATTTCTCAGGCATAATTCGTACAGGCCAAGAAATTCTCGAAGCCACTCAGAAAGGAACTTACCATGAACAACGCTACCTTCGCTACCTTCACCTCCGCAGAACTCGTCCTGTTCTACAACGCCAACGTCGCTGCTGACAAGCAGATCAAGAAGTTTGCTGACCGCGCCACCGGCTTGCGTCGTTGCGCTGCGCTGCTTGAGTCCTTGGTTGCTGCGCGCGAAGTCGAAAACAAAGCCAAGCACGAAGCCAACCGTCGCGCCCAAGTGTCTGGCTTCGCTGACCACGGTTGTGTTGATTGCCCTTCCTGCGGCATCGACCTCCGCAACGGTGTCAGCCAGCACGGCGACGACGTCAACGGCAAGCCCCTGCGCCATGACACCCACGAGTTTGAGTGCATGGGCTGCGGCGCTGGCTTCGGCAAGCTCCTCCGCAAAGTCGGCAACAGCTCCACCCGCAGCGCCGCAATCGCCAAGAGCTGGACCGACACCAGTGTTGCGATGGCTCGCGCCCAGCGCACCCAGGTGCAAGTGGTTGATGCAGCCGGTGTTGGCCGCACCTACCGCAGCGTCGCAAATGCCTTCTCCAGCCTGGGTCTGCCCATGGGCAAGCACATCGCCTTCCGCATGGCTCTGAAGGCTGAAGGCGCAAAAGAATTTGGCCCTTACAAATTCACCACCGTCGCAGCGTAAACTCAACCCCCACGGAGGCCTTGGCCTCCATTTTTAACTCACTATAGGACAACATCATGACAATCGTTCTGCCCAGCTCCGTCTTCAACAAAACCCCTGCCGCCCATCTGTCTGCGCGCTACGTGCACGTGGACTCCGAGCAGGTGGTCAACGCCATGGTCGCCGAGGGCTTTCAGGTGGCCAGCGTACAGAACACCTTGGGTCGCTCCGGTGCAGCCAGCCAGTTCGGACGGCACATGATCGATTTCCGGCACCCCGACATGCCGGTCATCGGCGACGCAGTGCCGCGCATCGTGTTCGTGAACAGCCACGACGGCAGCACCCGCGCATCGGCGCTGGCCGGGATTTTCCGGTTCGTCTGCAGCAATGGGCTGGTGGTGGGCAACACAATGTACCAGGAGAAGTTGCGCCACAGTGGCGCGGCTGCGGCCACGTTGGTCGAGCGCATGCAGGCTCTGGCCAAGAACACTGCTCCGTTGTTCGCGCAGATTGACCGCTGGAGCCACATCGACATGAGCTCTGCCCGCACCCGCGAATTTGCGCGCATGGCGGCACAGCTGCGCTGGGGTGATGCGGATCGGTTCACGGTGGAAGACCTGATCCAGGTGCGCCGCCCGGAGGACGATCGTGGTGACCTGTGGACAGTGTTCAACCGCCTGCAGGAAACCACCACCCAAGGCCATGGCCTGGAAGGGCTGACCCGCACAGGTCGCGTCACCACCGCCCGTCCGCTCAAAGAGATCCAGTCCAACCTCACCTACAACGCCCAGCTGTGGGAGCTGGCCGAGGAATTTTCCAACATTACCTGAAAATATATTTTCAGCACCTGAGCGTTTTCTGCTTTTCTTCAGGCAAAATTCGCTCAGGCAAGTTGCCTACCAGAAAGGAAATTATGAAACCCTCTCGCCTCGAAATCATCGGTGACTATGTGTTGGCCATAGTCATTGGTGTTGCCCTCGCCTGTGCCATCTTCCTCAACATTTGAACTTCAGAAAGAAAATCATGACAACAAACATCATCCGCAACCGCGCAGACGTCTCTGCCGCGAGCACCGCCGATCTGGTGGCCACCTACAACGCCCTGACCGGCAATGCCGTCGAGCGGTTTTCCAGCCGCGCAATCGCCGAGCGTCGCGTGGACATGGCGTTGATGGCGGCTGAGGACGCTGCTGGGCATCTGGGTGTGCCGAAAGGCTCCGACGCAACGGCCATGACCAAGGAAGAGCTGGCGGCTGCGCAGGAACCTGCTGCCGAGGCAGCTAAACCTGTGCAGGAGCCCAGCAAATCCGACGAGGGTACGGTTGCCCCAGATAATGGCGAAAACCCCTTCAAGCCGGGCACGCTGGCTTACAGCCTTTGGGTCGCAACCAAGAGCGCCGAGGCCAACGATCCTGCCCGCATCAAGAAGGCGCCAAAGGCCAAAACTGAGCCCAGCAAGCCGCGCAACAAAGAGATGGTGGTGAAGGCAACCTTCGCCGGGACGAGCAAGATCCAAGCCGGCAGCAAACGTGCCGCAGTGCTCAAGCTGGTGCAGGAAGCGCAGGATGCCACCATGACCCTGGCAACGCTGGAGGCCGAGATGGGCGAGCCCACTCGGGGCTACATCCAGAAACTGGTTGAGAAGAAACACCTGGAGGTGTTGTAACATGCCAGCTGCTCAGCCCATTATTGTTGGGGCTGGGCTGGCTGGGCTCATCGCAGCCCATGCTTGGCCCACCGCCAGCGTCCTAGAAGCCCAGCCAGCCCCACGCGCCATGCACCGTGCGCTGCTGCGGTTCCGGAGCGACGCTGTGGCCAACCTCACAGGCATCGAATTCCGCAAGGTGCGCGTGCACAAAGGCATCTGGAGCGAGGGCCGGTTCGTGCAGCCCAACATCCGGGTCGCCAACCAGTACGCCAAGAAAGTCGCTGGGCGGCTGGCGGGTGACCGGAGCATTTGGAGCCTGGACCCCGTGGACCGTTATGTTGCTCCGGACACGTTCTACGAACAGTTGGTGGAGGCCGCGCACCAGCGCACGTTCTGGAACACCAGCGCCGACCTAGCCAACATGCGCTCTCGCATCATCAGCACCGCCCCATTGCCGGTTGCGCTTCAGATGTTAGGCATCCACCCGGAGTTGACATTCGAGCGCGCAGGGATCGTGGTGGCGCGGTGCAGGGTGATTGGCGCGGATGTGTTCCAGACGGTGTACTTCCCCGACGAAGAGACGCCAATGTACCGAGCCAGCATCACCGGCAGCGCCCTCATCATCGAGGCCATGCTCGGAGACGTTGCCGCGAAAGAGTGGTTGCCACGTGCGCTGGTGCTGATTGAGCGTGCTTTCGCGGCTGAAGTGTCGCAGGTGATCGAGACCGTGGACCAGAAGTACGGCAAGATCGTGCCCATCGCCGACGCTGACCGCAAGCGACTGCTGTTTGGGCTCACGCAGCAGCACAACATTTACTCGCTTGGTCGGTTTGCCACTTGGCGTAACATCCTGCTGGACGACGTGGCGCAGGACATCCACGTGATCAAGCGTCTGATGAATTCACAGCCGTATGACGTGAAGCGAAGCATCGGATAATCAGGCGATAATTTCCCTCGGCTCCGGGGATTCGGAGCCACTTAACCTTAGAAAGAAAGAGCCATGAAAGTCACCCTTATCAGTTACACGCCCCATGCGGCGCAGCTACTCGTGTTCACCAAGTCCACCCGGCTGACGATGTCGCCCGGTTTGCTGGACAAGATTATGGAATGGCCCCAGAGCCGCATCGAGGAGGAACTGGCCTACATGGCCAACACCATCCCGAGCAGCTGGGAGTTTGTGGACTATGTGTTCTTGGTCGAGGGTGTGAGCCGCGCCTACACTCATCAGCAAGTCCGCACCCGCAACGCCAGCTTCGCCCAGCAGACCATGCGCGTCCTCAACATGGGCGAGTACGACTACGTGCACACCGAGCGCAACAAAGCTGACAACGTGTCGATGAGCATCATCGCAAACACCAACCGCTACATCCGCAACAGCTACGCCACGCTGATCAAGTCCGGCGTCGCTCCCGAGGACGCTCGCGGCATCCTGCCCACCAACATCGCCACCAACATCGTCTGCAAATTCAACCTGCGCACCTTCAGCGAGCTTTGCAAGAGCCGCACCGGAGGTCGCACGCAGGGCGAGTACCAGCAGGTGGTCAACGCCATGGCCGACGCAGTGCTGGCGGTGCATCCGTGGGCTGAGCAGTTCCTGTTCCCGGCCAAGCGTGATGCGTTCGACGAGATTGAGCAGTTCGCCAAGGAGGAGTTCGGTGGCGACTTGCTCAAGAAAGGGCAGCTGCTGAAGATCGTGGACCAGATGCGCAAGGCTGCAAAGTGACCCGCATCAACTGCGTCCCTGTTGCCGAGCTTTCTCGGCAGCATTTGGTGGCCGAGTACCGGGAGCTGCCACGCGTGTTCGCCCTCGCGTGCAAGGCCTACGATGCGCGCAGAACGGTAGTGGCACCCGCAATTTACACACTGGGCACTGGGCATGTGAAGTTTTTCTACCAGCGGCTCGGGTACTGCCGCCGCAGGTTTCATGAGCTGCGTGAGGAAATGCTGCGGCGCGGCTACAGCCCGAAGTATGACAGCGTGCCATTGCCGGCTGTGGCCTCTGCGTGGTGGGCTGACTGGGAGCCGGACGCTGCTGCAATGAACATCAATCGACAACGAATCTTAGAAAGAACATCCAAATGAAATACGTGATCTTTGACCTTGACAACTGCCTCGCCGATGACCGGGAGCGCATCCCGCTGATCAACTGGAGCGAGACGCACCCCGACAAACGCTACGCCGAGTACCACCGCGACGTCAGCAATGATCGCGCAGGCAACTACGAAATTTATTCGGACATGATTTTGGGGGAAGGCCACACGCCAATTTTCATGACTGCACGCCCCCATACGGTTGGCCGAAGCAACGTGCGTCAGCAGACCCGAGAGTGGATCAGAGATCACTTGGGCGTAGAAAATCCACTCCTGATCATGCGCAATGTGGGCGACAACCGGCCATCGGTCGAGTTGAAGAGGGAACAGCTTAAGCATCTTGCCGATTATGACGTTTCGCTGAAAGACATCGTTTGCGCTTATGATGACCGAGCTGACATCGTGCAGATGTATCAGGACCACGGCATCCTAGCGCATGTGCTTGCCATTCACGACGCCTGCGCCTACACGCCGCCGGTGAAGGCGATTAACGCTGGCGAGGTGCTGGGTGCGATGGCGGCGACGTTCCTGGAACGTTCCGGCACTTACAAGGACAACTACAAAATGGTGCCGAAGCTGTGCGAGGTGTTGTTCCCGGAAGGCGTGCCGCCGGAGATTCTTTTTTCGCCGCAATGGCATCTTTTTGAGTTGAAACTAGTTAAGCTGAGTCGGTTTGCAATAAGCGGGTTGAAGCACCTCGATTCCATCCACGACGACGCAGTTTATTCCGCAATGATCGAGGCTTGTTTGTTAAATACGGAGAACGCAAAATGAGCAAAATTATTGTTACCGGCAGCTCATCGGGACTTGGGAAAGCACTGGTGACTCAGCTGAGCATGGCGCAACATGACGTGATTTCTTTCGATCTCAAGGCAGGTTGCGATGTGCGCGATCCACAAGGCACTTGGGGCAACCCTCCAGAAGAGGTGGATGTGCTGATCAACTGCGCCGGCATAAACATCACTAACTGGTTAGAGAACGTCACAGACAAGGACTGGGACGACACCATGGAAATTAACGCCAAGGGCATCTTCAAGATGACCCAGTGGGCATTGCCGCGACTCAAGGCGTCCAAGGGCGCGGTCGTGAACATCGTGTCCAATGCGTCGCACATGCCGATGACCACATCGCTGGCGTACAACGCGTCTAAGGGCGCGGCGCACATCATGACGCTGCAACTGGCGCGGGAGCTGAGTCGGGCGCACGGCATCACGGTGTTTGGCGTTAGCCCCAACAAGCTGCGCGGCACGGGCATGAGCAAGGATATCGAGATGCAGGTTGTGAAGCATCGCGGTTGGACGCCGGAATTCGCCGCACAGTACCAGCTCAATGCCCTGCTGGCTGGCGCAGAGACGGAGCCGAGCGTGTTGGCTGAATTTATCGCGTTTTTGTTGAGCTCAAAAGAGCGTCACATCTTTCTTTCTGGTTGCATCATTCCTTACGGAGCTTAATATGAAATTCAAAATCGAACAAATTGCCATCGTCCCCAATGACCCAGAGCGCGCCATGCGGCTGTTTGCCAAGATTGGGCTGACCGATTGGGCCAAGGATCACGTTGTTGCGACCGGCAAGGTGTGGGGTGTTGGCGGCAGCAATGGCGCTGACTTGGCCTTCAACTACCAAGCCACCGGCGACAAGGCGCTGGAGCTGGAGGTGTTGCATTACACGTCCTCGCCGAACTGGATGGAGCGGTACGGCACCAGCGCGTCACACTTGGGCATGCACGTGACGGAAGAAGAGCTTGTTGGGTGGCGGTGGTTCTTTGCTGAAGAAAAGATTGCGATTGCGCAAGAGGTCGCCACGTTGTCGCACACCAACCCGGTGATCGCGGGCAAGCGTTGGTACAAATATGTCATATTCGACACCCGCGCCATCCTCGGCATCGACCTCAAATTCATCGTTCGCCGCGAGGCCGCATGATCCTCGTATACGACACCGAAACAACAGGGCTGACCCTGCACCCGCAAGCAGAGGTGCGCAAGCAGCCGCGCATGATCGAGTTTGGAGCTGCGCTGCTGAACCCGAAAAATGGCGAGGTGGTGGACACTTGGAATGTGTTGATCGATCCAGGCGTGCCGCTCGACCCCGTCATCATCAAGATCACCGGCATCACCGACGCAGAGCTGCAGGGCGCAAGCTCTTTTGCGGCTGTGCTCCCAGCGATGCGGATGATGTTTGAGCGAGCCACCTGCGTCGTGGCGCACAACCTGCCCTTTGACCGGGCAATCCTGCGTGGAGAGCTGGCGCGGCTGGATGTGTTTGACTTCCCATGGCCCAAGCGTGAGATCTGCACCGTGGGGCTGTACAAGGACGAATGGGGTCGCAACCCCAAGTTGACCGAGCTGTATGAGTCGGTGATGGGCAAGCCGCTGGCGCAGACGCACAGGGCACTGGACGATGTGATGGCTCTCGTGGAGATTTTCCAGAAGGAGCTGCTATGGCAAGTGGTCTGACAACATTCCCCCAGCTCCGTGTAAGGACGGAGTTTTCGTTCCGGCAGGGGTTCGGCCCAGTCCCATCGGTTGCGACCGCCCTGCATGGTTTAGGGTGTGGCGCTGCGGCTATTGTGGACGGTGGGACTTGGGGCCACGCGACTTGGCTCAAGCAGCTGAACAAAATTGGCATCAAGCCGCTGTTCGGCACGGAGCTGGTGCTGCCGCGCGAGGATGGGCGCAAGCCGGTGGCATGGGCGCTGGCCGAGGACACGCGCCTGTTCTACAACTTCAGCACCGCCGCCCGGCAACCCGAGGCCGATCTGCACGCGCTGTTCCGCGAGTCCAAAGGCATCATCCGGTTTGCCGGAGCCGCGCTGACGGATCCAGACTGTTTTGACTTTATCGACGTCAACCCTGCCAGCCCACTCCAACAACGCGCTGCGCTGGAGCTGCACAAGCGCACCAAGAAACCACTGGTCATCACCAGCGACAACGCCTACCCAACCCGAGACGACTACCACGCCTTTATGGCCATTTCAGGCAAGGAGCGTGTCACGCCGCAGCACCTGCTGACGCTGCAAGAGTTGCGTGCATGGCTGCCGATGTTGACTGCTTCTCAGTTCAAGCGTGCCACCAACAACGTGCACGAGATCGCCGAGCGATGCGCCAGCACGCTGCCCCAAGCGCCGCTGATCAACTTCCCAGGCGACCTGCGCCAACTGGTTTTGGCCGGGAAAGCCACGCGCATTGCCCTTGGACACATTGATGTGTGGGATTCGGAGTATGAGGATCGGATGGAGCGCGAGCTGGCGATGATTGCCAAGAAGGAATTTGAGAGCTACTTTTTGATTGTGGCGGACTTGATCGCTTGGGCGAAGCAACGCATGCTGGTCGGGCCGGGTCGCGGCTCGTCCGCCGGTTCGCTCGTTTGCTACTTGTTGCGCATCACCGAGGTCGATCCACTTGTGCATGAGTTGCTGTTCGAGCGGTTCATTGACCTGACCCGCAACGACTTGCCAGACATCGACATCGACTTCAGCGACTCCAAGCGCGAACAGTGCTTTACATACTTGTCTGAGAAATACGGGCCGGAGAAAGTCGCGCGAATCGGCAGCATCAACAACTTGCGTGCCCGAAGCGTGATTGCTCGCGTCACCGAGAAGCTGGGCATTCCCGATCGCGAGAAATTTGATGTGCTTAATGTGCTTGTCGAATACTCTTCGGGCGATGCGCGATATGGCCACTCGCTGGAAGACACCATGCAGCAGACCGAGCCGGGTCGCAAGTTTATTGCCGCGCACCCGGAAGCTGAAGTGATGTTTCAGTTGGAAAATCACGCATCTCACACAGGCGTCCACGCAGCAGGTGTGATTGTTTGTAATGAGCCGATCAGCGACTTTTGCACCGTCGGCTCGGAGGGTGTTGCTCAGATCGACAAGCCATATGCCGAAGCGATCGGGCTGCTTAAGATCGACGCCTTGGGGCTTCGCACGCTGGGCGTGATCGAGGATGCAGGCGTGGTGACATCGGATGAGCTATATGCGCTGAAGCTCAATGATCAGGCCGTTTTTGATCTGTTCAACTCAAGGCGGTATGCCGGCATCTTTCAATTTGAGGGACAGGCCCAGCGCATGGTGGCGTCGGAGGTGAACATCGACTCGTTTCGCCGGATCGACCACGTTACGGCGCTGGCTCGACCGGGGCCGCTGGGCGGCGGCGCTTCGCAGCATTACATCGCAAGGGCCGCTGGCCGCGAAGAGATCGCATACAGGCACCCATCCATGGCCGAATACCTCGGACAAACAATGGGCGTCGTGCTTTACCAAGAGCAAGTCATGCGCATATGTTTTGAGCTGGGCAAATTCAGCTGGGAGCTGGTGTCGGAGGTTCGCAAGGCGATGAGCGGACGCAAGGGCAAAGAATACTTCGACCGACGCGGCGAACAGTTTGTCGAGGGAGCGAAGCAACGCGGCTTGACGGAGGACACGGCGCGGATTATCTGGGCAGAGATTTGCAGCTTCGGCGCGTGGGGCATGAACGCGAGCCACACCACCAGCTACGGCATTATTAGCTACTGGTGCGCGTGGATGAAGACGTACCACGGGTTGGCGTATGCCGCCGCGTGTTTGCGCAACGCGAAGGATGAATACCAAGCATTCGAGCTGCTCCGCGACATGCACTCGGAGGGCATTGAGTACACGGCGTTTGACGTCGAGGTGAGCGACGTGGATTGGGCCGTTGTGGACGGGCGGCTGATCGGCGGCTTTATGAACTTGGAAGGGTATGGGCCCGCAAAGGCCAGCGCTGCTGTTCGCGCTCGCGCGGAAGGCAAGCTGGACAAAGAAAAGATTGCAAAGGCTTCCATTCGGTTTCAAGAGCTGTACCCGCTTAGCAAGCTGTATGCCGACATCTATGCAACGCCAGAGCTGCACGGATGTCGTGCTGGCAGCTACGTGTCGATGCTGAACGATTTGCCTTCCCGAGGCGACACGCTTCTGATTGGCAAGGTGTTGCGCAAGCAGCTGCGCGATGAAAATGAATCACGCCGTGTGGCGCAGCGAGACGGGAGAATCATCACAGGCAAAACGCTTTTTTCGGATGTGTTCATTACCGACGACACAGGCGTGCCCATCACGCTTCGCTTTGATCGGTTTGCCTTCGAGCCAATGGGCCGATTGGCGGCGGAGCGGCTCGAAGAGGATGATGTGATTCTGGTTCGCGGCAAGCGCATCCCCAACTTCGCAATGGTCAAGGTCGAGCGAATCAAGTGCTTGAATCGGGAGGTGAATTTCGATGCGTAAAACTGAACAACGCCTGTGGGACAGGATGCGTAAGCACGCTGCCGCGCTGGCCCCAAAGCTGCGGCTGGAGCGTGTGGAGAATTTGGCTGGGGTTGGGATGCCGGATGTGCTCGCAATTGCATCGGGCAGGGTTGTTTGGCTTGAGCTCAAGTCTGTGGACGCATACCCTGCGCGCGAGGTTTCCCGAGTCCTTGGCGCGACAAAAGGGCTGAGTGTGGCGCAGCGCAACTGGCACTATGAATGGTACGCGCACAGCGGCAAGAGCTTTGTTGTTGTTGGGGTGGGCACAGCAGATGTGTTCGCAATACCGGGTGCTCTGGCCGACTCGATAAATTTTATGAGCCACAAAGATCTGCAGCGCCAATGTGCCGCAGACAGCTGGGCAACCTTGTTTGAACAACTGGATCCTTTCTCATGAAAACTACCGGCATGAAACATCAGCTGCAAGCCCTGCGACGGATGAATGGCAGGGATGGCTATGCGCTATTCATGGAGCAGGGGACAGGGAAGACCTGGACGCTGCTGGCGGATGCAGAGCGGCTGTTCGCGGCTGGGCGGATCGACGCGATGCTGGTCATTGCGCCCAAAGGCGTGCACACCAACTGGGTTCGCCGCGAGATTCCTGCGCACATGGATTGCCCTTTGATCGCGCGAGCCTGGAGGTCGGGCGCAACCAAGCGCCAGCTGGCCTACATTGATGAGGTGATGGCGATGCGGCAGCACGGAGATGAGTTGCACCTACGCATCCTCACGATCAACATCGACGCCTTGAACACGGATGCAGGGTTTGTTTACGCAAAACGATTCCTGAGCGCCACACGAGCGATTCTGGCGATTGATGAGTCCAGCCGCATCAAGAATCCTAGCTCCGGCAGAACGCAAGCCATCATGCGGCTGTCCCATCTTGCCGAGATCAAACGCATCGCCACCGGCACCCCAATCACCAATGCGCCGATGGACGTGTTTGCGCAGATGGAGTTTCTTGAGTCGGGGCTGTTGGGCACAACCAGCTATCGGTCTTTCGTTTCTGAATACGCAGACCTAGTCAGCTCCAACAGCCCCATGATAATGAACATGGCGAGGCGCAACCCCAAGGCCGCGCACGCGCAGATTGTTGCACGGAACGAAGATGGCACGCCACGGTGGCGGAACCTTGACAAGCTGCAGAAGCTGCTTGAGCCGCATTCGTTCCGGGTGCTCAAAAAAGACTGCCTGGATTTGCCAGACAAAATCTACCAGCAGGTGTACTTTGAGCTTTTGCCAGCGCAACAACGCGCATACGAGCTGCTGCGCGACGAGCTGCGCATTGAGTCGGACACGATTGCTCCTGCAGAGATGATGACTGTGTCGGCGCTCGCGGCATTGGTCAAGTTGCAGCAGATCACCAGCGGGTTTGTCATTACGCCGCAGCGCGACATCATGTACGTCGGGGACGGCAATCCGCGCCTCGCTGCGCTGCTGGATTTGGTGGAGGATGCACAGGGAAAAATCATCGTGTGGGCAAGGTTCAAGGAAGAGCTGCGTGCCGTCGCCGCCGCGCTGACTCAGGCTGGCCGGGTGGTGGTGGAGTATCACGGAAGCGTGAGCGATGCTGACCGGGATCGGGCTGTGGATGAGTTCCAGTCTGGCGCGGCAAACGTATTCGTCGGGCAGCCGCAGTCTGGCGGCATTGGGTTGACGCTCACCGCTGCGCAAACCGTGGTGTATTATTCCAACGATTACAACTCCGAGACGCGCAAACAATCGGAAGACCGTGCACACCGCATTGGCACAAAAACCAACGTGGTGTACATCGACTTGGTGGCCACAGGCACGGTGGACGAATCCATCTCCCGATCACTGCAGAGAAAGTCCGAAATGGCAGCTGCAATTCTCGGCGATGCGCGCTCGTAACCGGCGATAATTACCGCTTCTAGAAAGGATTAATTTATGGCAAGAGTCTTCGCTCCTCAACAACCCAGCCGGTTCGATGTATCGACACGGCTGTGGATCCCAACGATGAACATGCAACCTGCTGAGAAATTCGGCGAGCTTGTTGTCCTGCTCCCACCCAACGCCAACCGCCTGCACACAGTGCCGCTTTTGGCTGCGCTGAAGTCAGGCATGGAAGAATTCACCAAAGACGATTGGCTGGTGGCTGTTGGCGACCCTTCGCTGATTGCTGCGGCTGCGTGCATCGCGTGTCGCAAAACTGGAGGCCTGCTGCGGCTGCTAAAGTGGGATCGCATGACATCCGACTACCTTGCTGCGGAGATGTCAATATGAGCGACGCACTAAACCAAATTGCACACCTGTCCAGGTTGCTTCGGAATGCCGAGGCTGGCGCAGCTGCCCTCGCCACCGAGCTGCAAGAGGCCAAAGAGGAAGTCCGCCGCCTGCAGGAAGAGGATTTGCCGGAGCTGATGCGTGAGCTTGGCTTGTCTGAGATCAAGCTGGCTGATGGTTCGTCCGTCAAAGTGGTGGACGAAGTCGACTGCAACATCAGCGAAGATCGCCGCATGCGCGCACACGAGTGGCTGACTAACAACGGGTTCGGCGGCATCATCAAGTCCGCAGTCACAGTCGAATTTGGCCGCGACGAGCACGAAGAAGCGTTGGTGGTTGCGAGGCAGATCCACGACGCCACTGGCCGTTTGCCGGATCTGCGCGAAGGTGTCCACCCACAGACGCTCAAGGCATTTATCAAAGAGCAGATGGCGGCTGGCACCAGCATCCCGCAAGAGCTGTTTGGGATTCGTCCTTACAGCAAAGCCAAACTCACAAAGGCCAAAACAAAATAAGGGCTGACGCTCGCCGCCCTTTTCAAGTGCGAGCAACTGGAGAATTTTATGGCAAAAGCCAATTCAAAAACTGAGAAAGAAGTCGCCTTGGTCACCAACTCTGCAGTGGCAATCCCCGAAGACATGTTTGCTGCAGATGCAGGCTCCGGCATGGAGGGAGCGACGAGCGAGTCGTTTGCCATTCCGTTCTTGTCTGTGCTGCAAAAAGGATCGCCGCAGGTGGATGAGGCATCCGGAGCTGCCATCAAAGGTGCCAAGGCTGGGATGCTTTGGGACAACGTGGCTGGCCGCATGTTTGACGGCAAAGAAGGCGTGATCATTATCCCTTGCGCCTATCGCCGTGTGTTCCTGCGCTGGGCACCGAAAGGCACGCAAGGCTCCGGGTTTAAAGGTGAGATGTCGGCTGACCATGTGGCCGGGATGCGCGCTGCCGGGCAGCTGGCGGACTTGGATGGGCGGCTGTATGTGCCGATGCCGGATGGCACCCTGCACGAAAAGAAGTGCGACCGCATCAGCGACACCCGCAACCACTACGTGCTGCTGGTGGATGCCGTGACAGGCGGCTGGGCGCAAGCGTTGTTGTCTTTGACCAGCACCCAGATCAAGAAGTCCAAGATGCTGATGAGCGCACTGGCTGGCGTCAAACGCAATGGCCCATCCGGCATGTACACGCCGCCAACCTTCGCCAATCAGGTGCGGCTCACGACCATTCCGGAAAGCAACGACAAAGGCACTTGGTTTGGAACGAAATTCGAGCTGGCTGGGAGCGTGGGCCGCGCTGAGCTTTATGCCGCTGCAAAAGCATTCCATGCGTCCGTTTCGGCTGGATCGATCGAGGTCAAGTACGAAGCGCCAGCCGAAACCGAGGAAAGTGCAACCCGAGGCTTTTAAACGACGTAGGCACGTCGATCCCAGTTGCAGGCGCCAACCGCCTGGGCTGGGATTTTTAACGCGTGTAAGGCCTGGTTCCAGCCCGATCAATCACCAACGCTTGGCGTCGCGGAAGGGAATCGGGCAAGTTGGGGATGCTGATGTGCGTCCATGAGTCGAATTCACGAATGATCTGGTCATAGTAGAGCCCATGGCTCATTATGGCTCGCACAACTTGGTCAGGGGTCATGCCGGGGACGCGAATGTCTGCGGCGCAACCTAGTCGGTGCTGGCTGGTGTCTTTGCTTCCAACAGCATCATTGACCTGCTTAGACCTAAAAGCTGAGTTGACCATGATTGGCTTGCCGTCCAGCTTGGCCTTCCCCAACTCCAGAAACTGTGCCAGCCGGGTCAGGTTGGCAATCTCAGCAGCGTTGGGCGTGTTGTCAAACTCGCGGTGATCTGTGACCGTTAGCTCCGCAAGCGTAAAGTGCGGCGACAGGTTCATTTTGATGCCACGCCTTGAGTCTTCTCAAACGTCCGCAGACCGCCCAACCCAAGCATACCCATCATCAGCTGCCACAGGTTATCGTCCAAGCCGGGGAATGTCAGCGCAGGATAGAATGCCGTCATGAAGGGCCGAGCCAAATACTGGTAACCCATCGCCAAGGCGCAGACCCAGCCGATTGCGGGACGCCAGCCGCTGACAAACACGCTCGGGTTGCTGGCTTCTACTTTGTTGATCTCGGTCTGCGCGGTCATGGCCGCCAGCTCGCCCGACTGTTGCAGCTTGAGCAGCTCCAACCGTGCAGCGTCTTGCGCGGCTGGGTCAGGGATCAGTTTGTCAATCAGCTTGCCGCCGATTCCAAGGAGCGCGTCTAGTCCAATCATTTTATTTCTTCCAGAATTGAACAAAAGAAAACACCACTGCAGCAGCCGCCCATATGCCGATGCCGCGATTGACCCATTGATCCACTTTGCGGTCAACCCGTTGCAGGGAAACCTCATGAATGCCAATTTTGGTTTCTACATTGCCAAGCCGTTGACCTTGAGTTGCCTGTCGTTCCTCGAACAGGATTAACTTGCCAACAGCGTCTGTCAGCTTGTCCACTTTGCTCTCCAAACGTCGGAAATCATCGTCAGTCATCATTTGCCCCAGATCAAGATTTCATGATAAACGCAAGTGCGTAATATGGCGGCAAATTGGCGTTGGTTCCGCTGCTGCCTGCGGTGCTGTTGGCAACAGATATGCCAGTCACTGCTGATGATGTGTTGTTGGTTTGTGTAATGCCGACAGGGCCACCGCCATAAAACCCAGATGCGTTTAGAACTTGCTGGTCAGCACTGAATGCATGAACGTGTCCAGGGTCAGTGACCGTCGCTGTGTGAGTGTGGCTGACCACAATCGCATTGGCACTGCCGCCTGTCGCTGCAACTGCATAAGTTGATCCTGCGGCAATTACAAATCGGTCTAGCAGGTTGGGTGTGCCGTTGGCTCCGTTGCAGAGGAACCATCCCGTTGGGATTGAACCCACGCTGCCTGACCACATGATGATGCCGCCTGCAGGCACTGCGTAAACAGCTTGTGCCACATCAAGGTTCGTCCTGGCTCCGGAGGCACTTGATGCGCCTGTGCCGCCATTTGCAATTGGCACGGCATTAACCAAGCCATCCGTGGCGTCTAGCTGCCCGGTGCTGTTGAGGTTGTTCGCAAGCTGCGAAAGGTTGTATGCTTGTGTCATCAGGCGGCTCCAATCCGGGCAAATGTTTGCTGATTAAATAATGTCGAGTTGTTGTTGTATGCTGTGGTCAAAATAAAGTTTGCCGCACTTGCCGTGTAATCATACCCTGCGCCTTTGGTGAGGAATGCACCATTTGCATACAACTCCATCGACAACGGGTTGCTGGCGAATGGGTATGTCGTTTGTGCTGTGGTGGAATATGCTGTGGTGTTGGCGACATTGCTTGCAGGCACACCAAGGTTGTTCTGCCAGAACTGGACGATGGACAGTTTGCCCGTCACAACCGAAGGAAAACCATCCAACACATTGCCGACCAAGTTGTAATCAATTTCGTTGATCTGTGATCCGTTCACATAGATCATTTCAAAGCCATTGTTCAGCGCATAGGTTGTTGGCGAGAAAGTGGTAATGGCGGCGACGTCCTGGTCAAACCGGGTGAATGGTGCATAGTTGGAGCCTGCCGCCCGATACCGATAAACCGTGTTGCCTGCTGTTGCGCCTGAAATGGTTGCTGTGAAGGTGATAACTTTGGTGGTTGTGTTGACGGTAGACACCGTGTATTGAGTCGGTGTTCCCGTGTTGCTAAAAGTCAGCAACTCGCCAGCGGTGATGGCAGTCCAGGGTGCGCTGCTGTAAGTGATGGAGTTACTGGTGTTGGATGCAATCGTGATGTTCAGCGGCTCATAATATGCGCTGGTGCTTACTGCCCGCATGTAAATTGTCACAACCGTTTCCCCAGCCGCGCAAGCATTCGTCATGACCACCGTGGTGCTTGTCTCCGTGTACTCGGCAGAGTTCAAAAGCACGCCATTTCGGAACACCAGAATATAACCAACGATATGCGTTAAAGAGAAAGTGGTCTGCGCGGCTGTTGCAATAAAAACTGTTTCCGTATAGAAGAAATCATCCTCTTGCGTAAACCCAACCACACGCCCATAGATGTCAATGGTCAAAGTCGCGGCTGCAAAATTCTTGGTATAAATGCCAGAGCCAAAATTAAGAAAGTCGTGCAGATTGACTTTCATTGTTCCATCGGTATTGTTGGTCACCGACAGGAAACCATCATTCACGTTGTTGCCTGTCGATCCCACAAGAATAGATTGCCCGGTGCGAGCGTCCAGATCAATAAAAGTCTGCAAGCCGCCTGTGGGGTCAACTGCCGCGCCCCAGACGCTGGAATCGTACACAGCAGTGTTGCTTGGTACAAATGCACCGCCAAGATTGATGTAGCCAGCGTTGCCAACTGCAAAACTAAACTTGCGGTTGGATCGGTTGCCGTACAGCAAATAATTGTCCGTGCTGAAATTGGAACTGGCTGTGTACCATGTGTACAGGGTTGGGTCTGTTCCTCCGTTGGCTACTGTATTGTTGAACAATCCGTAGAACCCTTTGTTGCGCGGCGAATAGCTAAACCCTGATGTGCCTGTGATGTTGTCTGCATATGCAACTGCCAAATATCTATCCACATATTGGAAAGTTGTTGGCCGCCACTTTAGCACAGCTGATGCTGAAGAGAATGGACTTTTGCCAAGGCCATTGACCATGCGAACAAAGAAATACCAATCGCCACCAGCCAGCGTATTTAAGGTCACAGTGCCCATGCTCAAGCTGGGCGTGTAGGGATTGCCGCCAGGATTGATGGCTGTTGTGCCTGCAAACAGCCGCTGTGATTCCGTTGGAGTTGCGTAGGCAGAATAATAAACTTCTGCATATTGCGTGATGCCTGAACTTGCGGCAGTTACGATAACGCCAAAAGATGGCACAGCAGCGGAAGGCAATTGGTTGGTGATGCTTGGCGCAAACAACGTGCCAAAGGCCAAAGGCGAACTGATGCCTGTGTTTGGGGCAGTCACAAATTGCGTGATGCTTATATCGTCATAGACGGTGGGATTAAATTCCATCAACGCCAGAGTCGCGTTGATTGTGCCATCATCGCCAAAATTCTCCACAACCTGATTAATGCGGAACAGTTTGGCAGCCCAACCATAATTTGTGTTGGTGACGGTCACCACATCGCCAGCTTCCAACTGCAGGCCGACATAATTTATGGAGCAACGCAGGTTCAAGTCTTCTCTGCCTGATTTTAAAAACCTGTTGGCTAAATATTGCGCTCGCACGTTGTTGCTGACCAGCGGCAGGTTGATGACCTGTTTGTTTACTGGCTCATTGGAATACATGAGTGCCGGGTTGATCACCGCGAGATTGAACGTGGCTGTGGCAAATGCATCTTGCGCTGTCCCATCGGGGAATTTGACCTCTGCGATGTTGTAGCTGGACGCAATATCGGTTGGTGTGATTTGGAATGCTGAGATGATGTTGGAATCAGACAGCGCCATCGCAACGGTATAGGCTGGCGATTGAACAATCACACCCCACAAGCCAGAGATTTCGTTGTACTTGACCAAACAATCGCAGCAGCTTGCCATGAGTTGCAGATTGTTCATGATGGTCTGGTTGGTGTCCAGGGTTCCATCAAACCTGAATCGGGCTTGCGTCTGCACGCCTGAGCTGTTGGTGTAGGAGAATGCGCCATCACTGTAAACATTCAGCGCAGTCATCGTCGCGGCATCAATGCCAGCCACCGGAACAGCCGCGCCATACCGAGTGGAGGTCAAGTAATCAGTGAAGCAATCGCCCGGTTTGGTGCGGCTGTTGGTGAGTTGAAATTTGGTTTGCTGAATGCCCGTCAGATTGGCATTTTGGTTGTACACCATCTTCATGATGGCGAACGCGCAGTTGCTCATCAGCTTGGTATTGTCCCACTGGTAGACGCAATCGATGTCTTGCATGACGGCAATGGCAGTCTGCGCGGTGTTTACTCCAGACGATGAACCATTCCGATAAAGATAGAAAAACAGATTGCCCGACACGGTGGTGTCAGTCAAGCCGGTGGATTCGTCCAGCAGCCCGACAACTTTGGTCAAATCCGCGCCATCAAAAACACATTTCTTGCCGCCGAAATAAACATCTCCGAAACTGTATGTGTCTGCTGTGCCGCCAGTTTCGGTGTTGGTGACTTCTGCCAGCGACAACACATAGTAAAGAATTTGATTGTTGGTGGTGATGCTTAGGTCAGTCACCATGCCGCCAATGTAGCCCGAGCCGTACAGCACCGGCAGTTTGTTCTCGCCAGCCGGTGGCAATTGCTGACGATTGCCAGGATTTGCGCCAGCAGCATTGATCGCGGCATTGTCCACGTTGGGTGCAAATGCTTTGCTGACGATCATGGACGCCACGATGTTGATGGCGAACGATGCAATGGCGACACCTGCAGCACCAATGGCAGCGGTTGCTGCTGCTACAGACCCAAAAACTGCCGTCAGAATTATTGAACTTGGCATCTTAGATCACCCAAAAATCTTCTAATTTCTTAAAACCAAACTTGTCATATTTCAAGTCTGGGCTATTCACCATCTTGCTGATGAAGAAGGCCGAGATGCGATTCTGCGATTTAAGCGCGTTTCCATGTTCAACGTAGGCTGCTATCAACCTGTGCGCTGCAGAGCCGCCGCGAGCCTCTACGTTGATCCAGAAGGCCATCTCCATCATCACCAGATGCTTGGGGCTCCAGGCACTTGGCAAAATAGCCGCCAGCAACATCCCGTCAATTTTATCCGTCTCCGCGACCAAGGCAATCCCGCGACCCGCCATTATTTCCGTCAGCACCTGCGTGATGTAGATTTCGTCATCCACTTCCCGCAAGAATTCCAGCGGCGCAAATGCGCGGTACTGCCGCAGCATCCCCAATATTGCCGGGATGTCAAACGGGTTGGCATCTCGGATTGTGGGCCTCATGCTGCCGTCTTGCCAAATGTGTAATTGATGGTGGAGATGAAATTCACCCGGTTCATGGATGTATCACCGGAATTGAATGATTGCCAGGACGCATCGTTTGTGTATCGGCCTGCTGTTCTGTTTTGCAAGATTAGTTGAAAGCTGGATGCGCTAATGGTAATGACACCTGTGAATGCGCGAACCTCTTCCATCCATTCTTCCGAGATTGAGAATGAATTCACATAACCATTAAAATATTTGTACAGCCCTGAAATTCCAGCATCTACCGTCCAATCCGTCAACACAGAGGAACTGTTTGTCCAGCCAATCACGTTGGATGCGTTATTTGTCCAGGCAATTGGGGTGGTGGTAATTAACTCATTGTTGGCATTGAAAAACCCATGCCACAGTTCAATCTGCGAGCCTTTGATTTTCTCAGCCAGCACAATAGCCAACATTGAGGTGTCAATCCCCACCAGGGTGACGGTGGTTTCGTTGGCTGTGCTTTTGATGTCGCGCTGTGCGGAGTTGACTTTTATTAACTGCCCAAGAGCCGAAAATGGCGCTGCAGAAATAGAAGGCACAACGATTGCATAAGGAGCTGTGGAAAACAGATATGTGCCGGTTGGCGTTGTGAGCCGAAAGAAATCCGCATACCGAATGATGTTGGTATTTTGAACGGCAGGAATCTGGTTCACAACACAACCTCCATTGCGCTGAATGCATTTGACCACGCAATAAAGCTGTCATTGGTCATTGGCACAAGCGTGTAGGTTGGGTAATCGCGCACAATGACCGGGAAGGTTATGCCAGTGTACGTTGAGCCGCCCAGGGCCACGGTGGTGCCGTATTGTCCGATGACAGCCAGCATCCCGATTGTGGGTGCATCAATCAATGACCGATGCACAGGCACGCTGACTGTCGAGCCGCCGCCGCGAGTGACGTTGGCTGTGGCTATGTACGCATACCGACCCACCTGAATGAAGTCGCCAGCCTTGACAATAAACAGGGTGGAGGTGATTGACGGGAGCGTACCCAGCACGATGGTCTTGCCAGAGGATGCAGCCTCCACGGTGACTGCGGCAGCTTGCACGGAAGTCATGTTGCCTTGGTAGGCGATGTAGTTGACCCAGCCTGTGGAAGCGTAACTCAGGTACTGCTCTGCCACCCGATCAGCCACGCGCAGCGCAGACAGCACGGCACGGTTCTGCGAGTAAAGCAGATAGTCATTTGGCTTTATCGTGAATTGAAATGGCTGAACCGTCAGAATCTCCGATGTGCTGATCCGCATATTGCGCGAAAGCATTTGGCCTGCAAACTTGTGATCATTGATGGCCACGGTTTCAGCAATTGACAGGATGGTTTGCAGGCTCATTATTTGTCCCTTTTATTCCACATCTCAAACAAGGTCTTGATCTTCTCTTCCAAAACTGCCACCCGGAGGTCAAGCTTGCTCAAAACGATAATGAGCGTGATCAACGCCAGAAGTATCGGCCAACCTTTGGAGAGCAATTCAAAGAGTTCCATGTCAGTACCCAGACTTGGCCCGAGCCTCTACTTCATAAGGGCTGTTGATGTAGCCGTACCTGACAAGGTAGTAGAAAATCTTGACCGTCCATTTGATAGCTCCGTCCCGTTCAATCTGTGACACATGCACCGCCTCGTGAGCGGCGAGTGCGTAATTCTCTTCTTGTCCGGGTCGGCAATAAACCGTGCGCCAAGGCATAGTGATTGCCAGCGACCCGGCAAGTTTCAGGAACCACAGAACGAGAAACGGAGCAGTTTTCATCAGTCGTTGAGGCCAGCTTTTTCAGGCTTGTCCAGATCATCTTTAAGCATCTTCAAGAAAGCATCTTTGCCCACTTGGAGTTGCTGTAGCTGAAACTGAGTTGAACCAATCTTGCGATCAAGATCAATGCAGTGATTCAGCAGCGTGACTTGCTCATCAGTAAAAGTGCTGGCGTCATGCTCAACACCGTCGATTGTCACGATCTGGGGCTTTTTGTTTTCCATTTCGTTTTCCTTTTCAATGTGCTGCCAGAAGCGGGTGGCAGCGTCCCGTTATGCGGCCCAAGGCAGGGGTGGGGTTACTACAGGTGGGTTGATCTGGTTGTCAATCTGCTGCTGCACAGCGGCTTCTGTGGCGTCTTTGTCCACGCCGTTGGCCCAGACCCAGCCAAGCACTTGCCCTTGCGTCAGATCGGCGTAGGGTGTAAAGGTGCCGGTAGGCGTAGGCACAGAGCAGGTTGAGTAGACGCTGCTGGTGTAGGTGCCGTCAGTGCCGCTGCAAGTCCAATGCACGGTAAAAACAACATCAGTTTCGCTGCCCACGGTGGGATAGCAGTCCATAGCGGTGACTGTCCAAGTTATTTGGGTCATGGTTTGCTTTCAAGTTTAGGGGTGCGATGCTTTGTAAGCATCAAATTCTGCTTTGAGTTCTTGGATGGCTTTGACCAAAGTGGGGATCAGCGTTTCATGGTTGATGTTTTTGTACTCAACACCATCTTCACCAGCCCTTGATACTCCAACACACTCAGGAAATACATCTTCAAACTCTTGGGCAATAAAACCAGCCACATTTTTCTTGTCCTGACCTTTGCCTTCTTTCCAATCAAATCGGCGTGGCTTGAGCGCCATGACTGATGACAAGCCAGTATCAATATCCCGCACATTTTCTTTCAGGCGCTGGTCAGAAATAGCTGTGATGACGATTGAGGTAGCGTAAATAGTTCCTCCAGCGCCGACATAAAAACGATACGCACCTGCGCCTGTTGAATATAAAGTAAAAGGGATTTGTGAATTTGAACTTGAGTCAAAAACAATAGCAGTTCTATCGTTGCCTGCACCTTCTAGACTTTTCAAAAATTTAAATCCTGCATCTGTAGCAGATGATGCAACAGTATTTCCCACCAGCAAGTTACCGCTGGAGTCGAGTTTCATTGCGGTACTGTTTAAAGAACCACCAGCAGGTCTTACTCCAAATTGAATGTCGGTTCCTGAGTTATCTGTAACCGCACCAAAACGAATAAACCCGACAGTTGAGCCAGCCGAGTTATACATTGACAAAGTGCCACGATTCCCCGATGTAACACTCGTAGAGTTATTCATTGAAATGTTTACATCGCTGGTAGCACCAACATCTAATCTGTAGGCAGGCGAACTTGTCCCAATACCCAGACCCGTATCGGTTAGGCGCATACGCTCTGTATTGCTATTGGCAAAGATAACCCCATCGCCACCAACATTACCGAAAGCAACAATATCGCCTATTGCACCTGTCAGCACAGTTGCCGCCGACCCGTCTGAGTAGCCACCAATAGCAAAACTTAAAGAACCTGACTGACGCTGTGCAAAATAACGAGCAGAAGTATAAATATTACTCGTCGCACTCAGCGTCCCGGTGACTGCTAGTCCGGTGGAGGAGAATGTACCTATGGTTGCTATGGAACCGCTTGATAAAACTCTTGCCTCTAATGTTCCGTTTTGGCTTGATTGTGCAAGTGCGCGAATTGCACCAAGTGAATTATTTGTTGATGTTGAGTCAAGCCCAAAAAAACCTAACTGTGGGCCAGTAACACCCACACTAAACGCTCTAGTGTCTTTGCTTATTATTGGATACGTTCCATCACCCGTCGATGCTGTAAGTTGTGCTGAAAGAGTAGTTGCCCCCGTAGCACTCAGCGTCCCGGTGACTGCTAGTCCGGTGGAGGTAAGCGCAGTTTTTGTTACCCCGTCAATCATTAAATTGACAGCAAATTCACCCGATATTTCCGTAGACCCGTCAGCAAGAAAGATGTTTGAACCGATGTAAGAAGTCCGATTTGCGCTACTTGCGTTTTTAGCTGTCCACGAAATATTTGTTCTGGCGCTTGCCGCAGTGCTAACAGGGGTCAAGTCAATTGCTGTGGCCCCTTTGTTGAATGTCGCTGTACCCGTAGCACTCAGCGTCCCGGTGACTGCTAAGCCGGTGGAGGAGACTGCGCCAACTATTGCACTATTTGAAACAAGGCAAAACGGAGTATTTGTAAACGATCCAATAAACGACGAATATGCCGCCGAGCCAGCTACCGCTTCAGCGCCCACACTACTGTCAATTCCAAACCTTAAATCGCCGCCAGTATTAAAAATCCTTCCGCGATTAAACCCAGTGGTAGTCCCTGTTGCAGATAAAGCTGTAGTGTTAGTTGCCGCCGTACCCGTCATACTCAGCGTAGTAAATGCCCCCGTAGTAGGCAATGTAGCCCCGACGGTGCCGTTCAATGCCCCAGCAAACTTTGTGCTTAAAAGAGTGGTGCCATCAAATGTCAACACAGCGCCACTGGTCAGCACCTTGCTGGCGTTGAGGTACGGCACTCCGTTGGCTGTGCCTGTGGTCAGCGTGATGCTGCCTGCAAACGTGACTGCCGTGCCTGAGATCGAGAATGCTGCGTCATAGTACGCAAAGTTTGCGTCCAGATTGGCAAGAGGAATGGAACTGGTTGCGCTTGCGAATGTATTTGGAACTGACATTGTGATTCCTTAACGTGACATTGGGATACTGCGATTGGCCGATTGATACACAGACCAGACAGACTGCTTGTTCTTAGCCAAAAATTGGAGGCCCGACTGCGTATCAATTGCGCTCATGCTGGCAATGTAGGGGCCATTGTAATTGATTGTTGGTGCTTGCTGGCTGCTGCCGATAGTGTGATTCGGAACGATCGCCCCTGCGCCGCGAGGCACAAACAGCTCTGGCCCACGTTCGCCCACCAAATAGGAGCTGTTGCTTTCAACTGGACCGCCATCTGCTCTTGGCCCGGAGAAAGGCTGTGCGAGACTTACAGACGGAAATATGAATTTTGCTAACGGAGCAAATAGATTTAGTGCGGCTGCTCGGAGTTGTATCGCCAACATGTCTTTAATAATAGACTTGGCAAAATCTCCAAAATTTAATTTGCCTGTGGTTACAAACTCATCCAATGCTTTGGACATACTGCCCATCAAAGAATCAAATGCTTTGCCGCCAGTTTCAAAACTGGTTTCCATGTCTCTGTTTACCGCATCTAGCCTTGCCAAAAAACCTTCATAAAAGCCGCCTGCTGTTTGAGATTTTAATATTCTTCCGCGCTCAACTATATTCTGCAATGCTTTTTCATTTAGTTTGTCTTCTCGTGCGAGAGCTTCCCTTCTGCTTTCTCTATCAAGATTTTGCATTGCATTTATTGTTTCTACAGCATCAATATATTTCCATGTTTGCTGCAATATTTCTTTCTGTTCTTGCAATTCTTCTGCTTTTAGAAAACGTCCTTTTTGTTCCAGCTTAAACATTTGCTGCGCTCGATCTAGTGCTGTGGCTTCTAAATCCTGCTTTTCTCTGACTGCAGTATTGCCTTGCGAATAAAACGCATTAAGCTCGGAATATGCTTTTGCACTTTCTTCTTGCAACGCTATTTCTTGCTTTGCTTCTTCTGCCATATTTTTTATGGCCAATGATTTTTTCTTTCCTTTATACTCTTGCTCAATTCCAAATAATTTTTCTTGCAAGATAGTCCAATTTTTTGCCGCAAATTTATTTTCTTCAGCGGCGTCTTTGTGTTTTCTTTCTAAATCTGCTTCTGCCGTTTTTCTTTTATATTCCAGTTCAAGGTTTTGCTGTTCGCTCAAAAATTTATTTGTTATAGAAAATTCATTTTCAAGTCTTAATTTTTTCAATTCAAAATCTTTTGCCAAAACTTCTTTTGGTGTCGTTACTTTGCGCTTGGTTGTATCATCTGGGGCAACAGTTCTTGAATCAGCAAACCCTTTGCCTTGGTATCCTGCATCTGTGCCCATGATGCGAGCTTGAAACAGATCTAAATCTTCCCGTGCTTGCTTTCTTCTTTTTTCATATGCTTCATTGGCAGCACGCGCAGCTTCAAATTGCGCTGTTGTCAACAACTTAATATTTTCAATGGTATGCGATATTTCGTCTGAAATGCCTTTGAAAATAAACTGCAGATCTGAACCAAGAACAACAATTGTTTGAAATACAACTTTAAAAGCATCACCCAGAAAATTAGACTCGCCTTTCAAATCTTTTATATATTCAAGGGTCAGCTTTAGTGATGGCCCAAGGGATTCCGCAAGCATTAAATTAAAATCTCTGGCACTCTGCTTTAGCATATCAAACGAATCTGCGGCAGCTTGCACAGCTTCAGCTTGTTTTTTGCTTGCCGCTGCACCACTTGCCATTCCTTCGGAAACACCTAACCAATCAACACCTTTTGCTGCTTTGCCAAATGCATCCATCGCCCTGGCATTTCTGGTCAATGGGTCTTCAATGGCGGCGAGCCCTTGGATTGTTTTTTGAAATAACGAATCAGTTGATAGGCTGCCAATGTCTTTTAAAGACAGCCCCATCTTTTGTAATTTTTGCTGCGCTTCAAAAGAACCGCCAGCCGCGTCGTCTACGAATTTTGTAAATGAAGAAAGGAGTTTTCCTGCATTTTCTGCTGATCCGCCGGAGTTGGCCAATGCGTTCTGCAGTTTGATGACTGAGTCAATTGCAACATCATTGCTTTTGGCTACGTCTGCAATTTCGTCTGCATACGCCATTGCTGCAGTTGTTAAGGCAACAAACGCTGTCGCCGCGACCTTTGCATAACCTGTTGCTTTATTGGCAAACTGCTCTAATTTTTTTCCAGCAGCTTCTATGCCGCTGACAAATTCAGCGCTGTTAAGTCCAAGTGCTACACCAAGCCGGGCAATGTTAGCCATGACCGAATAGTCCTTTGCTGAATCCTGGAGCCTGCGACATAAACGCTAACAAGCTGTTGCTGGTCTGCTCTTTGCGCTGTTCTGTGCTTGCTGGCGGATAAAGATAGTCGTGTGCTGCACCAAGCGTATTGGATAATTTGTATGCTGCCGAATTGGGTTGTCGCATGTAATTAAACACTCCAGCAGTAAGCGTCGCAAGCTGCTCCAACAGGCCGTGATTGCCAATTGTTCCATCTGCATACATCGCTTGAATATTTAACATTGTTATCTGGTCAATCGCTGCAATTGATTCCGTTGTGTGCCCGTTGAAGATCATCGCCGCCGCGACTTGTTCCCTCAACGAGCCAATTAGTTTCCCCGTACTTCCTTGTAAACAGGACTGATTACTTCAGCGATCTTTTCTACCAATTCACGCTGCACATTTAAAGGCCATTCTTGTTCAATTTCGGCATAAGTAATATCGTGCAGACTGTTGGCCGAATCTTCGGCTTGAAGCAGCCGAACCATCTCTGTAATCCGCAACTCCATCATCGCTTTGTTTGTCGCAGCCTCTCGCATTGAACGGCCACCTACAACAACATCATTTTCCGTAAAAACTAACTCTTCAGTTTCGAGAGATTTGAATTCATCTAAAGATTTGGTCAAATCTGTGTAAATTTTATTCACCGTTTCGCTGTCCGGTTTCATGATCCGGCTGTGCATGGCATCGCTTTCTGATACCAGAGGAATGCGCACGTTAAATGTGTGCCCTCCAAGGACAAATTGTTTGATGCGTAATTTTACTCCAGTCCCCAATGCGCTCGATAGTCTTGTCATATTTACACCTTTTTGTATTGATCAATTCGTCTTGCTAATATTTGCGAAAGATTTTGTATTACGCTTTGTGATTGTGATTCTAAAGCTGTGCGCAAATATGGGTGCGCTGGATGTCTGGCTGTTCCAAATTCTTGCGCTATTGCCCGAGCATCGCTGTTTATGCCCATCTTGGCTAATTTCTTTCCTGGCGCTGTGGTTACAAGAGATATGACTGTGTCTGTGCTGCTAATGTATTTTGACCCTTTGTCTTTGCGAGTCGGACGACGAGCTTCAACTTGCAGGCTGCGCCTAAGACCGCCTGTGTCTACGGGTGCTTGTGCTCTTGCTTTGGCCAGCACAGGTTTCATGGCCTCTCGGACTGCAGGAACTAAAATTTTGCTGTTGGCTTTTTTGTCGCCAATTTCGTCAGCCAATTGCCTAAAGATCGATTGGACATTGCCAACACCTTCAAGTTTTATGCTGACATTCATTTTATGCTTTGATGATCTTGTTGTAAATTTCGCTATTCAGAGCCATCGCATAAGCTACAACTTGGGGTGGCGTCATGTGGTGAGCGTGATTGGCTGCAATTTCATGGGCGAGCGTAATTGCGGTCATGCGCTGCTGCATAAAGCCAAACCAATCTTTTCGCGCTTCAGATTGATTGACCAGAAAACTCAGCAGGTCGCTTGTATTTTGTATTGTCGTATGTTGAGTCATGACAGGGTTAGCTGATAAAGGGTTCCATCAATTAAAGAAGCAATCTCGTCTGTGATGTTCTGAAGCTCGGAGTCTTGAGGAAAACCTTTGGCCACGCGCAGAGCCGCGACTTCGTCTTTCAAATAAAGTATGTACTCGCTGGGCTTGGACGGAACATCAAATCCTGCAACATACGAGACGCGGTTGGCGTACTTTCCCTGGTAAGCCTCTACGAACGAATCGATGAGGCCTCCTATGGCCGCATAGAACGCCTCTAGAGCCTTATGTTCCGCAAGGCTGTACGTGGCCAGGTGCAGCATATGAGCGCCAGTCACGCTGTGCAAAAGACAGGTGGCAAATTCGCTGACCGGATTTGACTGGGCCTGTTCTATGCTAAATTTCATGACGACTTTTTGCTGACTTTTACAGGCGGCACGAATGGGTTGTATTTGGCCAACAGCCGCAGCGCCACGCCTTCTGCAGAGTCTGGGGCTGCGGCTGCCAACGCCGCATTAACTTCTGCAGCATCCACGGGAGACGACCTGGCAATTATTTCCAGATCGCCGCTGGTAGTGATTAGCTCTTGAACAGCCAGCTCTAGCGCAGTCATTATGTGTTGCTCCAGCCGTACTGATTGCCACGAGGGTGAATCGTAAAAATGCATTTGGCTTCTGCACCTGGCTGCGGATCAATGGTAAATTGGCTCACGCGACCATTAAAAGCATAAGCAATCGTGCTAACGCCGCTGACCGCTGCCACGACAAATGTTCGATCAATCACGCCGCTGTAAGCGTCACCGCGAATCAACAGCAAACCGGCATCCGAAGGATTCCATGCTGCAGTGATCGTCATTGATGTTGGTGCAGATTGCGTCGGGATTTTGTCGGACTGCCGTGACCCTGCCACACCGAAGCTGGCCACTGCGTCATCTTGGCCAAAAGCCGGCACAGCTTCGATGTTCAATGCTGTGCCAGATCCGCCAGTGCCGTTGGCGACTGTGCCGACAATTGCGGCAACCTGCGCAGCCCAAACAGACAAATTGGCTGTGGACAATGCAGTGGGAGCGGCTCCGGTTTGCATCCACATGGATGCGCTAAAGCCGGGTAGTACTAATGCGGGTGCTGCCATGATTGATTCTCTTTAAGCGTTGTTGGACCAGCCGTACAGATTGCCGCGAGGCTGAATGCTGTACATGCACTTTGCTTCTGCTCCAGGCTGAGCATCAATTTGGAATTGCGACACGCGCCCATTGAAGGCATAGTACACAATGTTGGTGCCATCGGTGGCAGCAATCACGAATGTGCGATCCACCGTGCCGCTGTAAGCGTCTGCACGCAGCAGCAGCGTTACAGCGTCCGAAGGATTCCATGCCGATGTGATCGTCATCGAAGTGGGGGCAGATTGGGCTGGAATTTTGTCAGACTGCCGCGAACCTGCGACCCCGAAAGATGCCACTGCATCGTCCTGGCCAAAGGCTGGAATCGCTTCGATGTTCATCAAATTTCCCGAGATGGCAATTCCAGATGTGCTGGCCACCAGAGACAGTTGTGCCAGAGTCAAAGGCGTCGGGCTGGCTGACGGTTGCGCATACATTGATGCGCTAAAGCCAGGAAGAATTTTATTGGGCAGAGCCATTTTGCAGTTCCTTCAAAAAGTGGGTAAGGTATTTTATGTTGGAATGTCTAACGTACAATCTAAAAACACTTGGGCCAATTTCTGCTCGTCGTCGTAGGAATTATACAACCAATCCACATCTGCTTTGGAAATATAAAAACCTGTGCCTGTGTTTGGCGACGTCCAGCCTATTGTGTCCAGAGCAGCATTTGTCCAAGGAACAATTTGACCGGAGGCATTAAGCCATCCGGTGGTTCCTCCAAAAAATCCTGAGTACCCGTGCAGCGCCTGCAGGATCTGATTAGAGATGGCGAATCCATCCTCCATGGCTTGCGTAAAAATGGAAATCTGGAAAACAGGCCGATCAATGCCTTTGTTCGCTTGGTTGCTTCCTGTATAGACAGGCTGATGAACATTCCTGAGCATCCAAGTAATAAATTTTGGCTCGGTTGCAAAATTGCGGTTGAATGCTGCATAAACAGGCACAGGCGTGACGATGCTGGACAGCTGATACTGAATGGCTTTGGCGTAATTGACCGGATTTTGCTGAGTCGCCATTACATCGCCACCACAGGGTCGTTGCGCACGCACAACAGCGTCGCTGTCATCCGATCATCCGCTTCGCGCACATTGTCGATGCGCCAATCAAATCCGCGCCATGTAATTGAGTAGGCATTCTGATTGTCGACAATGGTTTTGATGTTCGGGGTGTAGTTGAGTGTGAATTCTACGATGTCTGAATAGACGCGATATTTTTCTGTAATGCGAACGTGGTTTGCCACTGCGTGCACTTTGCCGCGAGTGGCAAACCACAGCGTTTTGATTGTGCTCTGCGCTCCAAATGTGGAAGTCAAAAACGATAACGAATTGACGCTGAGGTTTTCAAACCGCGCTATTGCCATGGCTACATCACCAGCGGTTTGTATGGCCTAAGCAGCGTAGAAACCCCAAACGGGATTTCCCTTAGGTTGCCCTCAACTGTGTTGCTGCGATTGTTGTAGAGGTGTGTAAACAGCAGCAAACCGGCTTGTCGAATGACAGGGTACGCCGCGAGGGGACTGGCCACTGTTGAGTAGTCGATAAAGATGGGAGCAGTCATGGTGGAGTTAATGCTGGTGGGCAAACTCTGCAGCACAACCTTGTTGCCAGAAACATCATAATAATATTGAGAGCCTGCCACCGTCACCGAGGTTGGTGGTGCGTCGTCTGTCCAATACTTTACCGAATCAATGGTTACGCCAGCAAGTGCAGGATTGGTGTTCTGGCTTACCTCGGGCAGATCGAAACAGATTGGCGAAGCAACGATGCTTTCTAATCCATACCACACCCGATAGGAGGTTGCAAAAATGGACATCCCCAGATAATCTTCGATTGCCTGCCGGATGGCCAGCTCTAGGCTGTTGATGTAGGTGTCCTGGCTGGTGTCGTCAAATAAATTGAGCTGCTGCCGGATGCTTGCAGAAGTTAACCATGCAGTGGTGTTGTCGCGCGTAATCTGTTCAACCTTGGAGTAGTTGAATGGATTACGTGTTGCCGCCCCAAAGGGCAGCCCATATTGGTTTTGATCCGCAGGCATTGTTTAAGTCTCAATCAGACGGACACCAGCAAATGGATTGCGCACTGTGCTGACCATACGTTTCTCTGCGTACAGCGTAATGAACCCTGGCGTGGTTTCTTCCATCGCTTGAATGGACATTTCTTCAATGTCGGCAATAGTCATAAACTGAGGCCAGTTGGCAAGATACACAGGGAAGTTGCCTGCGGTTCCAGTGGCATCCAAATATGGGTTTGGGATAACTGGAAATCCTTGCAAGAACATGCCTGGGCCACCATCGGCATCTCCAGTGTCAACCCATGAATATGGGCCTGTAGCGCCGTTGTGAGCGTATTTTTTCAGACCTTGAATATAGCTTGGACTCATGTGCCAACAAGTTCCTGGCAATCCCCAATATTGACCAGGCAAAGCTGCCGCCATATCTTGCAATGATTCCATATCTACCGAAGCACTTGTGTGACCAATAGTGGTTAAAGTGTGGCGTCCATTTGTAATGGCCGTTCCAGACGAACCATAAGCGGCAGTTGCGCCTGCTGCGCCAGGATAATAATCAAGACCACGAAGCCCATCAGTGCCACCAGTGCTGGTGGTGCTGCTGCCTGCTTGATCATTGTTTGCCGCCATTGAAGCAGCTTCAATAGCCGAGAATTCCAGCATCAAGTCTTCAACGATGGTTTCATTGAGGTAGTTAATGTCCGACATGGCTGCCGTGCGGATCGGCAATTGAGCCGTGATCACGCGAGTAGGCAATTGCCAGATCGTGGTGTTCGTTCCGGGAGTTCCGCTGTCGGGAGTGAACGTGTAGCCCCAAGGATTTGTTTGGTTGGCTGCATTACCAGTCTTGGCCACAAACATTGCACTGGAGCCTGCAACTTTAATCTGCCGAGCATTACGCCGAAATGGATTTGCATATCGCAAGGCCGCGAATGCGTCATCAAAATAAGTCCGTCCACCTTGACCATCGCCGCTGCCTGTAAGACCTGCTGCCTCGCGCAGATCGATCTTGACTTTGTCGCCATTTTCCAGCGTCTGCTTGATGCCGTCCAGGATTTTTTCGGTAATGGTTTTCATTGTTGTTCCAGTTGAAATCGAAAATGCAGGGAGAGGTTTTGGCCTCTCCCTTCTCGCACAACTATTAGTTGGCAGCAGTTGCCGTCGAACGGTAACGGATCAGTGCGTTTGGATCGCGCACGCTGGTGGCCAGACGCTTCTCGCCGTAGAAAGTGATGTAGCCTGGGAGCGTTTGGTCGTAGCGACGCATGATCATATTCAAACGATCAATGATGGTGTGGCCGCGAGTCCAGTCGCCAAAGTACATCGGGTACTTGCTCGTGGTGGCCGCAGCAGCAGTTGTCAGCTGACTTGGGCTGTCCAAATACTTGTTCATCACCACATCGAACCCGAGCAATTGACCAATAATGCCGTTCGGATTCAGCGACTCAGTGCTGTTGAAAATCGGACGACCATTGGTGTCTTGCAGGCCACGGATGGCTTGGGCAAGGATGGGATTGACCATGAACTTGGTTGCCGGTGTCCAATACTGTTGCGGCAAAGCGTAAATGGTGTTGATGACGTCTTTGTATGTGACGTTATTCAACCCGACCGTGTTAACGTTGGAAGTCAACTGATCGTAGGTTGCCAAGCTGTGCAATCCAGTGGTGGAGCCGGTGCCGGAAGTGCCAAAAGCAGCTGCCGAAGTCGTGCCGCCTGCGTAAGTGCTGTTGGCGCCAGGGTACTGATTCAAACCGCGCAGACCGTCAGCGCCGCCAGTGGTCACAGAAGTGCCGGTGCCGGACTGATCGTTGTTGCTGATCATGGACTGGGCTTCTGATTGCGCGAATTCCATCAGCATGTCGTCAACGATGTTGGCTTCCAGGCCATCAATGTCGTCCAGAGCTGCAGTGCGGATCGGAAACTGGACGTTGATGTCTTTTAGAACCAACTGCCAGATGCTGGTGTTTTCCGTGGTGGGCGAACCGTTGTTCTGAACGGCATAGCCCCACTGTGCACCAGCGTTGCCGGTTTTGACACGGAACTGATAGCTGGATCCGTCGGTGGCCACGGTGCGAGACATGCCACGCAGCTGATTGGCCAAACGCAGCGCCACAAACACAGGGTCGTATCCGGTGCGACCGCCTTGGCCATCGCCGCCAGCAGTCAGGCCGGCAGCCTCATTCATGTAGGCGTCGTACTGGCCCTGATCTTCGAACATTTTCAGTTCTTTTTCGCCTTGGCGAGAGCCTTTGTAATAGCTGGCCAGCTGTTCGCGCACAGCGCGGTTCACATCAGTGCGGACAGACTTGGCAATCCGAATGATGGAGGGAGCCTGGACGGAAGCAATTTTGGCTTCCAGAGCGGCCATTTTGGCGTCGATATCGGCGCGAGCAGCATCAATGGCTGCGGGGATTTTGGCTTCCACGGCCAACACAGCATTGTGCTGCTGGGCTTCGATGGCGTCCAGTTTGTCGAGAATTACTTGAGACATGGCGTTACCTTTTGAGTCGTTTGTCGAGAATTTGCAGCAGTTCGCGTTGCTCAAGAGCCGCGAGAATTGCTGCGTTGGTGGTCGCTTCCGCATCAGCATCACGCTGCAACGTCGCAGTTTCATTGGGCACTTTTACAGCATCACGCTGCTCCAGCACCTTCTTGAAAGTTGATGCGGCAGCGACCGCATCAGTCCTGGACAGTCCTGCATCACGCAGGGCTTGCTCCATGATTTTTAAATCAGCCGTGCCGTCAGGCCGGAAATATTCCAGGCGGCTGACGTTGGCTTCGGGGTTGTTTGGGTACATCACAACGGACACTTCCCGCAGGCCACCTTTGGTGATCTGAAAATAGGCCTCTTCCGATTGGTCTGGCTCGCCATCGGCATTGACCATCTGGTAAGATTCTGCGTATGCGCCAACAGACACACCGCCAAACAGCGTCGGAGACTCCGTCATGATGGTGTGCATGTCGCGTCCAGCGGCAGTGTTCATAAAGATTCGCCCTTCAGCTGTCATGCCAGAGTGCGAAAACTCAAATGAGCTCCATTCGCCAATTGGGATGCCATCGCTGTTGTGGTTAAGGAACATCGGCAGGGGTTTGCCAGCTTCCACGAATGCCTCTGCCCAATCCATGAATCCTTCGGGCTGGTAATTGAACCGCCGCCCGTCAGCTCCCTCGCGAGCGCCCCAGGTTGTGACTGTGGCCTCAATTTGGCCTGGATTTCCTGGTTGCCCTGCGACGAGCTTGGCCTCGCAGATTAGCGTCAACTGTTTGTGCGTCATTGATTACCTCATCGACTTGGGTTTGGTCAATGTCATATATTGTTTTCAATTTTACGCTGTTTGCACTATGCTTTTTAATGTACAACGCTTTAATTTTATCTTGAAGCAGTTTGTCCATCATAAATCATTTGCCAATGTTCATTTTCCTGGTCTGATTTCCGCCGCCGCCGCCTGTGTCTTGTGGGCTGGCACCCGGCTCGGCTGCAGGCGCAGCGGCTGCTTTGGGTTGCAGCTCATTGCCGCCATCTGTGGCGGGCATGTTCATGTAGCTGCGAGCTTCGTTGGGAGTCATGATGCCTGCGCCAACCCCAGACACTGCAAAATTCATTTGATCCAGCGGTGCGCCTTTCAGGAAGTTGCGCGTGTCGAATTCGATGCACAAATTGGGGTATCCCGGGAACAAATGCGTTTTCAGTTTCTGTTGCATGTTGACTGTCGTGGGATAAATGGTGGACTTGTAGAATTCATCCAACATCGTCTGCGTGTTGTTGTATTTCTGATCAGCAATTCCGATCATTGCAGGCGGCACCCCGAACAATCCGCAGATGCGCTTCATGGTCTGAGTCTTTAGCTTTTCTGTGTCGGCGTCCTGCAGGGTGAGCATCTTCAGTGGCTCGTATTTCATGCCCTGATCCAGCAGCATGCCCTGGCCGGGCTTGGACGGATCACTTTCCCGGCTCCCAGTCATGCTGGACCACGCCTCTTTTAGCCTTGCGGCAATCTCTTTAAATTTGCCGTCCGGAATCACCTGCTCGGTGGTAAACATACCCGAAGGTTTGGCGCCATTTTGCATGACGTAGTTTGCGTACAGGTCGATGTCCTGATCCAAACTCACCAACTCAGCCGCGAGGATGCCTTTGTTGAAACCTGCTGACCCTTGCCACGCCATGTCCTTGGTGTGCATGACTTGATGCGCGTCCAGCGGCTCGTCCCTGCTAAATCCGTAGCTAGGCGTGCTCAGCCGGTAGCTGGGGTATCGCGTCGGGGTGATTGTTACCGCAATCAGAGTGCTGTCCAGCAGGTACATCTCCAGCGGTGTCTCAAGCGAGTTTTGCTGGTTCTGCCGCCACCACAGCAGGAATGCTTCGCCAGACAGCTCGTACCACATGATCCACTGATACCAGAATTCGTACGCACTCTGGAATTTGTTTGGCTCAGCCAACAGCGCAGCAACTTGTTTGGCTTTGGCTTTGTCGCGTTTTCCGACCTCTTCGGAGGTGATTGCATTGACGCAGGAGCCGTCATCCAGCTGGCACATGACGTTGACCGGGAGCTGCGCGATTGCACGCGCCTTGGCCGCTATACAGGCCAGGATGGTGCTGTTGCGCGTGAGCAACGACATGTCCACTGGCCGCCCAGCATTATTGGTGGACGCTGTGGTGACGTAGAGGATTTGGGTGTTTACTGTGGGTTTGCTGCCGCTCTGGTAGACAACATTATTGCCCAGTGCAGTCTGGCCGAAAAGCGAGTTTGATTCCTTGGAACCAATCTGCTTTCGCTTGAAAATGTCTAGGATTGCCATGTGCGCGCCTTAAAATGCCCTAAATCCGAACCCAGAAACAGCCGCATTGTCGAGCGAGCAATGCATGGCGATGATTAGGCTGATTATGCCGTCAACTTTGGCGTTTTGGTCTGCGCCATTCTTTCTAATTTTAACGTTGCCATTTACATCCTCATAAACTTCGCAGTTTCCGAGCTGCCAGCCGAGGAAAGGGTTGCCGTCGTGTTTGATGTTGTAATTGAGGATCAGTTTCTCTACGTGCTTGCTTGGGTTGCTGAGCACCGCCATGCCCTGACCAACTTTCTTGACCGGCAGGGCAGCATCATGCAGCCGCGCCACGAGGCTCGCAGCGTTGTAGGCGTCGAAACCAATTTCCTTGGCGTCGTACTTGGCGCACTGCGCTTGAATGTAGTCGCTGATCTCCCTGTCGTCCATCACGTTGCCTTGCGTGATGTGCAAAATGCCGGATTGCTTGGCCATGCGGAAAATATCGCCATAATGCTTCGGTATCAGCTCGAAGCCGATCTCGGGCAGAAAGAATTTGAACTCAGCTTCATAGTCCAGCTCCGAGAATCTTTTTAGCGTGCACACCGCATTCAAGTCACGCGTGGCCGCGAGGTCGAACCCGATAAACACCGCCTCGGGCTGACGCTCGGCGACGATGGCGCAGCGTTTGTCGTCCCAATATTCCCTGTCCACCCACGCGCTGTTGGCGCTGACGTAGAGGTTTAGCGTTTTGCAGAGGAACTCATTCAGCGCGGCAGGCTTGTGTTTGGCTTCCTCTGCGCGAGCGGCGATGGCGTCTTCAAAAACGCTGATGCCGTGCATGGGGTTTACCTTGGACCACGTGGAAGGATCGCGCCAATCATCCCCAGGGTCAAGGCTGTACAGCAGCCCGAACCACCCTGGATTGTCCTGCGCTTCGCCATTGAGCATGGTCTGAAGCATGGTCATGTCTTCGTAGAATTTGGTCTCTTTGGTGAAACTGGCCGTGGTGATGTAGATGCGGAGAGGGTTGCGCCGCGCCACCATCCCGGAGTGGAGCACCTCGATCGAGTTGCGGTCCACGATCTGCGCAGCTTCGTCGATAATGGCGCAAGATGGGTTCTTGCCGTCGCCAGTCTTTTTGTTGTCTCGGGACAACGCCTTAAACATGCTCTGGGCGTCGCCAGCTTTCATGATCGTGTGGCGACCTGCATTGTAGATCGCAGCGATGTCGGGAGGCATGGCCTCAATAAATCCGACCGCCGCCGAGAACACGATGGTGGCCTGATCGCGGGTGGTGGCCAGCGAATACACCTCTGCGCCAGCCTCGCCAAATGCCAGCTCGTACAGCGCCAGCCCTGCCGTCAGGGTGGATTTGCCTGCTTTGCGAGGGATGAAAATGATGACGTCCGTGACCATGCGACGGGAGACGTCTTTTTTGCTTCGGAATCCGTAGATGGCGCAGATGGCGAAAATCTGGAACGGCTCCAGCACCAGCGGTTGCCCGGCCATTGGCCCTTTGGTGTGCTTTAGGGTGGCAAAGAAATCCAGCACGTGCTGCGCATATTTGTCGTGGAACTCCCACGCCCACGTTCTGTTTTCAAGTTGGTCCAGGAATCGCTGTGCCGCGAGCCGAACATTTTTGCAGACCAGCACATTGCCAGCCGCGACATTTACGGCATACAGGATGCCGTCTTCGTACCTCATGGGCCGCTCAGGAGTTTTGCGTATTTGCCACCCTCTTGCGTTTTGCTGGCAAGGCGACCTTTGGGTGTTAGACCAAGCTCATTCATCAGCACAATGGCGCGGCTCAGTGCCCTGTCCATGGCTAGGAAATAGGGGTTGGGGCCAGCTGTTGCGCCGCTGTTGTGGGTCACCACGATGTCAGCTGACTGCATCTCATACCAACAGCGAACATAAATGTCCATCTGCGCGCCCAGAGCCGCGAGGATGTGCTGATCCTGCTTGCTTCCGATCCCATAAACATCCCACAAAAACTCAGAGGTTTCTTTGATGAATTCTGATCTGTTCCATGATCCAGGATCGTCCAGCCAATCTGCTTGCGGCACTCTGCTGCGCACGTCTTTGGGGAGCGGTTTTGATTTGCGCTCGCCAGTTGTGCCTTTAATGATGTGAAGCTCTGGGGGTAGTCTGTTGCTCATGACCGGATTTTACGTGCTTTTTTATTTGATCCCCCCAGATCGACCCAAAAAGTGCC